ATGAACATAACGGCCAAAAACATTCTGACAGTAGGCGATGGACGATATAAGATCGCGCCGAATTTGTACCTCGTCGTCCGAAGAAACGGACTCAGCAGATCGTTTGTCTTCCGATACACATTCGACGGAAAGCGCAAGGATCTCTCGCTAGGGGATCCGGCAATCATCAAAATTCAAATGGCGAAGGATGAGGCGCTCAAATGCCACACCCTCCTCACACAGGGAGTCGACCCGAAGGCTTTCAGAGAAGAAAAGAAAGCACCGGTAAAGACAAAGCACGAACCAACATTCAAAGAATATGCAGAGCGCATCATCCCGATCATCATTGAGGTCAAGCAGTACAAGAACAAGCACAGCATCAATGAATGGCGTCGGTGCATCCTCGGCCTCGCCGTCCAGCACATCGGAGACATGCCGATCAAAGAGGTCGAAACGTCTCACATCCTTTCGATCCTCAATCCACTCTGGAAGGATCAGACCCCGACAGGCGTCAAAGCACGTGGGTTCTTGGAGACAGTCTTTGCCTATGCAAAGCGTGAAGGGTTTTACAACAAAGAGAATCCGGCTACATGGCGCGGCAATCTTGACGCATGGCTGCCATCACCTCAACGCATCTACACCACCAGGCATTGCCCTGCCGCTACGCTTGATGAGACGATCGACATTGTCAGCCGATTGCTTGCAGGTGAGGTCGGGGAGCCTCCTTCGCGTCTGGCCGCGCTCTTCGGCATCTTGACCTCAACGCGCCGCAAGGAATTTTCGCTCGCCTTTTGGGATGAAATCAATCTCGACGAAAGAATCTGGTACATCCCGCCCGCTCGCAGAAAAGACCGCAAACCGTTCCCGCACCGCGTTCCCCTGAGCGATCAAGCCATTGAAGTGCTGCTTGCCGCCAATCCGAGCCGGAAAGGCCCGCTCTTTCCATCACCTTACTGGGTGCATAGACCAATCCGCATTGACAACCCGTATCACACGGTCAGCAGACTCACAGACGGCAAAGTGACTATGCACGGATTCCGTTCGACCTTCCGAGACTGGGCGGCAAGAAACGGCATTGACAGGGTAGTTGCAGAGAAATGCTTGATGCACGCAACCGGCAACGCCGTAGAGCAAACGTATCAGCGTGACGACCTATGCGAGCTACGTCGTCCCGTCATGCAGTCGTGGGCCGACACGATCATGCCGAAGAAGAAGTGACGTTTTCCAAAGGCCCAAAAAAAGCGCCCCACCTACCAGCGAAGGTAAGTGGGGCATTTTCGTCTACTGGCTGACGATCTTCACGACGGCGTCCTTGTCTATCGCAGTTCGCTCAGAAAGCTCGACACCTCGTCGAACCAGCTCTGCGCCTCGCTCGACAAGGTTCGCGCATCGGGCAAGCTGCTCTCTTTCAGCGTCGCAGGTACCGGCACCGGTTGCGGACAATCGACTGCGAGCGTCGGCTGCTTGCTTGCGCACCCGCTCAAGATCAGCGCCAAGATCGTCGACGCGAGCAAGCGCCTTGTCCCGGGCCTCCCACGCATCCACCAGGCTCTGTGCATAAGTCCTCTCCTTCTCACGGTACTTGATCTCAAGAGACTGCGCCCTCGCTGCGTAGTCCTCGCGCAAGGCGGCAATATCCTCGCCGTAGAGCGCGGCGGCAAACTGGTAGCCCGCAACAAACGAAACCACCATGACGAAAACAAGAAGGACTCGCTTCATGGCTATACAAGAAACGCATAAGCCATAATCGCCAGACCAAAGCCAAAGAATCTCAAGCTCCACTTTTTAAGATACGCGGCACGCCAGTCGAGCACTTCATCTTCTTTAAGCTCTTCCGGATAGTTAAACAGCTTAAGGAAAACGAACATAACCGTATAGAGAATCAGACCGTCGACAAACGGAGAAAGCGCCAACTCCTGTTCTGAGTAAATGTCATAAACAAAATCAGGGAATACTTTCACCCCAAAATATTCATGGACTTCGACCCACCGTCTGCAAAACCATTCCCACACAAGAGCCCAAACAAAAGCCAGGGCAACCGCATATTTACGGAATTCGGTATCAGAGATACGATTGTTTTTCATACCTATCTTTCCTAACAAATCGATAAAGATTTTTGTCACGAACGATTCCACTGTGACCTCCTATCAAAAAATTGGATTGTGTCACAGCACTCGTCACTCATGCCCCAACTGCGCACGACTCCCCAAGAAACAGTTTTGCTTCGGCCTGACGGCGACGCGTGAGCCCCGGCAGGACTTTGCCGTTGGCCTTGTTCACGTCCAAAAACTGGCTGGCGGCTTCTTCCACGTCACCGGCATTCACGGCGCGCATGAGCTTCGGGCACTTGTAGACAACGCCGTCCACGCCGATGTTGTACGCAAGGCTCATGAGCGCTACGTACTGGCCTTCGGTAACTTTGACGTTCACCCACGGGGCGAGACCGGAGGCGTAGCGCTTCAGGTCTTCGATGAGCATGGCGTAGGCTTCCTTGTACGTCACCACCCGGCCTTCCTTTACGTCGGGCCCCGTGTGACCGAAGCCGATCGTGAGCACGCCCGCGGGGCATAGGTACGCAGTCTCGCGGAAGCCTTCCCACTGTTCGATGAAGTCTGCGGCCAGTTTGACAGGCCAAGCGGTTAGGGCTTTCGTTTCACTCATGGGCTTTCTCCTGTATGCCAAGTTTCTTTTCAAAAAAGCTCTCAACGATTTGAAATGCTCTCGCCCCCATGTTCCCGCCAATGGCGGCGCATACCGCACTGATCTCCGTCGGCTGTGCAAGGCCCTCTGCCAGCATGTAGAGGACGCATCCCACGAAGATCGATGACAACATGTCCCCAATGAACTCGAAAAACTTGAACGTACGGCCTGACTTGATGAGGCAGTAATATCTGATAACGCCACCGCCCGCTCCGAAAAGAATCGGAAGCACTGCGCGAAGCGATGCCCACGAATTCGGATCTTTCTCTGGCATAGCTTTTTTGAAATGTTTCTGACGATATTGGTTTAGGGGCGAATGAATCGCCCCCTGCATAGTTAACGATCCATTGCTAGAACCGTGCGAATGTGCTTGATGCACTCCCACGCTTCACAAAGATCTTCCAGGTTCTGGGATGTCAGGCTGTAGTGACCGTCCCGAGCGTCGTCGAGGATCTTGTCGATCTTCTCCAGAAGCTCTTCTTCGGTGCGCTCCCCCTGCATCTTTCGCATGTCCTTCAAGTCCATGACTTTCTCCTTAGTCGACCGCGTGTCTCTTCGCGATCTCAAGGAGCGCGTCGATGTCCGCCTTGTCCATGATGTAGCCGCTAAGCTCCACCTTGCCGCCGGCTTTCTCAAGCGCAGCGGAGGCGGCCGCGGTTGCACGGTCCAGATCCACCTTGCCTTCTTCCGTCACGATGCCGAGCATCTTGAGCGTCGGCATGTACTGATCGACGCGAGCCGCTACGGCATCACGAATATACGGCGAGACGAATCCGATGCCAAACTTCATGAGACCAGTAGGTGCCTTGGGCATTACCACGGTTGTGACAAACTCCGAAACGATCGTCGGAATATGACTGACTTCAACGAACATCGAGCGCTCCTACCGGTTACTGCTGCGCCGTCGTGCGGGCGGGATTGGAGACCGTCACCTGAGTCGCGCCTTCGGGAGACGTCCACTCGTTGTAACGGGGCATCGGCTGCGGGCAGATCGCGCCAAGCGGCACGACCTCCTTCGTGATGGCGTTGACACGAGCCTTGAGACAGCCGACCTCGGTGGCCAGATTGTTGAGGCCGCATGCACAGTCGGAGGCGACGCGGTCGATCTTCTGCGTGATGATCTGTTCGCGCAGCTGAGCCTTTTCAGCTTCGCACTTCTGCTGTGCTTCGAGCACCGCCACGCGTTCGCGATTGGCCGCGGACTCCTGCGCAATCGGCGTGATGTAGGCGTACATCTCGTCTCGAAGCGTCTTGTTGTCGGCAAGCGTCTGCTTGTAGACCGCCGCATCTTGGTTGTCGCTGTAGCGCATGGCCGTCAGTTCCGCGATCTTCGCGTCCTTTTCAGCCAGAGCATTGAGCGCCATGCCAGCCTGAGCGTTCTGATAATTGCCGCCGCCAAACAGCCCGCCAAGAAGGCCGCCACCGTTTCCATTAGCGTTGAGAAGCCCCAACGCGGTGCCGGCAATGCCGAGACCAAGGCCGCTACCCGCGACACCTTTACTAGCGAATTCACCCATAGTGAACCCTCCTTTCCAAAATGCACGAGGTGTCAACTTGAAATAGCCTGTATCCCTCGCGCAAGATCAGTATCGGACGAATATGGGTGCACACGCGCACATAGAAAAACCCCGCCGATGTTTCCATCGGCGGGGTTCAAGACTTACTGCGCAAAAGCCGCTATCAAAGCAACCAGCCCCAAACACGCGACTACAGGAAAGAGAAGATCGAGCTTGGCGTCAAGCGTCCATCTTCGAACATCAAAGCCAACCCACCAAGGGTTACCTCCTGCCTTTCTCTCGGCTTGGGTTACCTCCCGTCCAATGTAGAATCCTATCGCTACCGAACCGCCAAGGCATGAGGCATCCGCAATAGAAAGCCCACAGAAGTAAGCAATCAGTGTCGTTACTGATTGGAAGAGTAAAGATAGGCCAGCGTGGGCAAAGTTACTGGCGTTCATAGCTTCACCCCCTTCTCGATAAGAGTGACTTCCAGCTTGTCCATGCGCCACCTCTGGTAGGCGGCTTCGAGAGCCAGTGCCTCCTCATAGCGGATGCCGTACCTGTCGCCAGCAGGAGTCACGAGACGATGCTCGATATGAGTTTTTTGAGGAGTAATGATGCGCCCCTCTTCGTCTGCAACCTCAACCTGGTCAATGATCTCTATGTCTTCATACTCGTCTTCCCACTTGTCGTAGCAGAGCAGACCGTAGCGAGTGGCATCCAGTCCTTCTGAGGCGAAGGCCTCGATGACTTGCTGGGCGATCACGCCGACATGCAAGCGAGCGTCGGCACCCTTCTTTTCCACAGCGTCCTTGAACTGGAAGACCTTGAAGGCCACCTTGGACCAAGCACGCATTAGCGCATCGTCAGGATCGACAATGGCCGTTTTTTCGCGCTCGTCGGAAGTATTGACAGCGCCAGTGACCGCAAAGATTTCAGACCAACGGTTTGATGAAAAGCCGCACTTACGCGCCCCATCATCACCCGGGCCAAAATTACCGCCAGACGATGACGGAGAAATGTATAGCACCCGCGCTTCCAGCACAGACTTTCCTTCCGCGTTCGTTTTGTAGGACGCGACTCGAAAGCCCTCGCTCCCTTGGTATCCGATTTGTGGAGCGTTGTAGACATTTGAGCTGCGGAGAGTGATTGCCGGGACGCTAGTATTCGCCTGAGAATCTGCCGTAGCACCAAGTATTGCTTTGTAAGAAGCACCCAATTCAGGGATGCGGTCGATACCGTTTACCGTCGTGTTGACTACTGTTACGGGCTCTACCAAGTCTGTGTAGATATGGGCTATGCGAGCGTTTGTAGAGCCTGTCGAAGCCGTAACTGCACGATTAAACTTTGACGCATAACCGCCGACATAGAAATGGAAATCATCCACAACCAACGGGAATACATCGTTCGTATAGATGCCGGCGGTTGTCGAATTGGGAGAGTCGCTGGACAGCGAGTGTCTGTTGTGCGCGATATCTACCTTTCTGCACCGTTGGACAATCGCAAAAGCGTCCAATCCAGTCGAAAGGTTGTCCCTAATGGTGACATTTTCCAGATAATTGGAAGTGCTACCTGTAATTCGGATTGAAGCATCTCCGCTTTCATCAAAGCGATTATCGGTTATGACATAGTTTCCAAGCGATTCTGTGCCGTCAACCGCCCCTGTGGCGAGTTCAATGGCATTTTTTCCACAGCCGGAGAACCTATTCTCTGTGATCCTATAACCGTCAATGTTGCTCGAAGTGCCCGTAACGGCCGTCCGACGAATGCCGCGAAATTCGCACTGGTGAACCGTAATGTTTTTCAGGGTCTGCCCTGCGACCGTACCGTGGCTACCGAACCCACAGTACGGGGAAGTTTCTGTTTGTTCCGCCGTACCTTCCGAGTTGGTGAAAAGACAGTTATACGCACCGACATTCTCGCAACAAGTCTGGTCCGGGTTCCTGTCCGAACTTGAAGTTGTGTTCGCGTCAACTTGGATGACTTCTGGGTAGTAGTCTTGAAGCACCGGCGGGAATTGACCGAAGAAATTGCAGTAGTGGAATGATGCATTTTTACACGCGCTCAGCTCGGCAGTATGGACCCGACGTGCCCCCGTAAAAGTCACATACCAGACCTGGATGTTTTCTCCGTGGGCGAAGTTCATTGCCCAACGATACGTGGACGAAAGTGTCGACAACCCGCCGCAGTCGATGTTTCCGCCAAACCACGAGATATTCGAATGGCCGGAAAACTTCGTCGGCTTCTTCGCTTCGCAGTCAAGCCAGTTCGAAAACATCCCGTAGCTAAAATCTTTGGCACCGACTGCCTTAAAGTTCGCCCCATACGCAATGACGGTAATATCTCCACCGAACTGCACCTCGTTCGAAATGCAATACGTATGCGCCGAAGGGAAAAGCACAACGGCATCAGACCTCCCGTTGGCATAGACAAACGCGGCCTGAATAGCCTTCGTATCGTCAGTCACCCCATCACCGACGGCACCGAAATCCTTTACGTTCACGACATCAGCGAAGCGGTCCTTCAGCATGCGCGGCTTCGTCGTGCCTTCTGCTACGGTAGGCACGAAGTCACCAAGCCCATAAGGCGTCTCGAAGATTTGAATCTTGCCCTTGCTCTTCTTCACGAAGGCTCGGCCATGTAGGTATTCACGTTCCATCATGCACACCACTGGTTTTGTTTAATCTTTTGAAGTTCCCAACGGAGGTAGGCACACTCAAGCGCCAAGGCCTCCTCATACCGGATGCCGTAGCGGTCGCCCGCAGGCGTCACGAGACGGTGCTCAATGTGCACCTTGGCAGGCGTGACCGTGCCATCTTCGGCGACGACCTCAGGCGTATCGACAACCTCTATGTCCTCGTACTCGTCCTCCCACTTGTCGTAGCAGAGAAGACCGTAGCGAGTCGCATCCAGTCCTTCCGAGGCAAAGGCGTCGATGACTTGCTGGGCGATCACGCCAACATGCAAGCGAGCATCTGCCCCCTTCTTCTCAACCGCGTCTTTGAACTGGAACACGCGGAAATTGACCTTGCCCCATGCTCGCATTAACGCTTCGTCGGGATCTGTTGCGCCAGACTTAGCACGACAGTCCGATGTCGTGATCGCAGGTGTAGAAGAAAAGACCTCGGACCACCTTAAAGATCCGTGACCCAAGGAGTACTTTGCGTCAGCCACAGGCTTACATGCACCTTCGATCGATAAGTTGCCCGCACCAAACTGCAAATTCCCAGATGCGTAGACTCTTAGCACATACGCTTCTGTCTGCTTGAAGCGGTTACGTTTTATGTTGAGGGTGTCCGATTGAGTATCGATACTTGCCCCCTTGATGCTTACTTCACCTTTCTCGTTAACGGTCGCTACTGGTGAAAAATTTGAATCGTAGATTCTAAAAATACCACCTGGAGTAAGTCGGTTGGTTATATTTGTGCCAAGCCGAGGATGCATATACTCATCATCACGCACCGAGCCACCCGACGCGCAAACGCCTTCAGAAGCCACATATCGGGTTACGCTATCTTCCCGCTTGTAATACGGACTCAGATCTATTGCGTACTTCGTCATCCCGACAAAGTCGGCATGACTGTCTGAAGATGTAATGAAACGAGATCCTATAAGATCTTTCCATACGCCGGAGACCCGCAGACCACGAGACTCCCAGTAGCACCGTGTAAAAAGAAGCTCTTTACACTTCGGGATGATGGCCGCAATGTCATCCCTCCCGTTAAAAGTACAGAAGGCAAAGTGCAGTCCGCGCATTACGCCCCCCTGAACTTCAAGAAAAGCAGAGGGTGCTTCAAAAGGCTGAGCGAGAGCCGAAGAGGTCGCAAGGTGGCCGCTTTGGTGCTGAATCGAAGTGATCAGGCATCTCGAATAGACAGTGCCGGCCAAGCCCCAGTTATTTTCTGTAGCGTCGTCCGGCGAGCGTATAGCGACACCGCGATAGCCGACAAACGTGCAATTGTCTGCACGCCCCAGCTCACAAGCCGGAACCTTGCCGTCACCAATATCCGAAGCTGTGACAAGGTTTGCCGCCTTGCGCCAATGCCCAGCGCAAATCACGTCACGCAAGTGCCAAGCGTCGGCATTTTTACACCAAATACCGACGTCCCAAGCGTCTGACAGTCGACCGTCGCTTCCCGCGTATCCATCGACGCCATCAAAGTATGGGTAGATCCCGAGGCCGCTTATACCGCTTCCCTTGCCAAGCACAATAGCTGCAGAGAAAGGTGCCGTAAGATCGAGCGTCTGATACACGTCTCCGCGAGTGCTACTGTCGGCAAGATAAGGAGCACCGACATCAGGGTTGGCCACTTTCCATGACTTACACCAGGGGAGAGAGAAATTCTTTGCACCCTCTCCCTTAAAGAGGAGATAAGTCTGAGAGTGATACATGTACCCACCAGCCTCACCAATCAAAGACTGGTAATCCTTGACATTTAGAGTTTTCGAGACTACATATGCACCAGCTGGAAAATACACAGGCTTGATGGACAGCAACAGAGCGGCCTGAATCGCCGCCGTATCGTCCGTCACCCCGTCGCCCTTTGCTCCGAAGTCCTTCACATTGACGACGTCCGAGAACCGTTCGCCAAGCGTCCTCTGCTTGGTACTGCCCGAAGCCTTCACCACGCGATTGCTGATGTCCTGCCCGTGGTGCCCTGGATCGCCGTAGCCGCCGACGGCAAAGAAACCGTCAAAGGGATACTTCTCCACGTCATCGAGCGTGTCGACAACGTGCGGGATATCCCACGAGTAGATGAAAATATTCTGCTTGATCTCTTCGCATATCTGAGCGAACTTCTTCGCTTCTTCGGCAGATTTTGCCGCGGATTTCGCTGCATTGAAAAGATTGTCAAGAAACTCGCTGACAGTAAGATTTGATGTAGGCGGGAGAGAAATAGTACGTCCAGTCAACTCAACTAACTGCTGAATCTGCACGACAATTCGATCAAGAGATTCGTTGATAATCTCCGGCGGGAACCTCGAGTAGTTCGTCAGCTGCATGTTCTGCGTGTAGGCAACGGCAGACCCAACGACAAAGATGTTCCCCTTGACAATCGGCGTCGTCAAGACAACCGTGCCACCAGGCGTAGCAGTCTGGTCCGCATTCATCTCGACGGAATAATCCTGCCCATACACAAGCATTTTTGCCTGCGCTTCAGGATCATCAGCCGTGGCGACATACACGTCAGTCTTTTCAAAGATGAGAAAGCCGAAAGGCAATCTCGACTGTCCCTCTGACGTGAACGGCCCAGCTAATCTTTTGACGTACTCGATCATAGAAAATGGCTCCTTAGTGGAGCCATCTTCGTATGATTGGGCGAACACACGCGCACTAGTCTTGCGGAGGCGATACGACCCTTGGGGCTCTGGATGGAACCATATCCGTCCTGCCCCAGTAATAACCCTGTCCCGTTCCCCGTCTCATCTTGGTTTCCATGCGCTGCAGATATCCGGGCGACAGATAGTCCTGAACCTCGTTCATGAATGCACGATCAATCACAGCCGATGTGTACCAGAGATTTACGAAAGGCGTGTGCGACCTGACAAGCCTGACAGCGCGGGCCCCAGGCTTCGTCTCCTTGTCGTAAATCGCGCTACCGGCCATCGATGTCAGCAAGTCTGACGCATCGACCACCGTCCCGACAACCGGACCTGCAAAGTTGGTAAGACCGGACATCGCACCATAGCGCGCATCCTCACTCAAGCCGTTGACGATCCAGTCTCCAAGGAAGCCCAATCCGCCTCCCTTCGTGAACGACTGCATCCAGAAAGCCTTGTTCTGAAGCGAGACCTCCATGTCCTGCAGATCCTTACCATTGAGAAGGTTCTGCACCTGCAGGGAGATTGCGCCGAAGATGGTAGTCGCGACGAAGATGCCGGCAGCGTAGGATGCTTGGTCGACCCTATTGCCATACTGGCCCAAGAAAGCCGCTCGACGGTAGTGGCGCTCCATCATCGCAATCGGGAAAGACTTGAAGAGGAAGAAGGATCGATAGAGCTCACCCTTGATCGTCCCTCGCTTGAAGCCGCCTGTCGTCTCAGCACGGGTAATGAGGTCAGGACCAAGCGACGCCATCTCGGACTCATTGACGATGAAGCCGATCAACTTGCTCGGAAGCATATCAATCTCCTCCTGAGTAGCTCCGTTGAGTGCACCCTCGCTCAGTCTTTTCAGCTGCCTGATGGTGATGAACTCTATGCCCCTGTGAGTCTCTGTGCCGGCCATCTGCAACAGCTCGAAGTCACGCTCAGAGATGCCGCCCTCCTCGAGCCTAGCTCTATCATATGCGTCCAAATCCGCCCAGTCCTTCTTGAGCATCTTCGCCATGCCGGCCATCATGTTCAAGCACATGGCTCGGCGCGTCGCATCGGTGAACGCAGAGAGAAGCGAGGCCTTCATCGTGGCATTGGCGAGCTTTGCAGTCCATCCTTCACCTATGTTGTCAGCGGCATACCTGTTGAAGTCACTGATGATGCTGTCAGCAATGAAACCAGCACGATTCGCGTACTCCTTCCAGTCAGAGCCATAAGCCGCCACAAAGAACTTCAGACTGTCCATGAAGCCGAGGCGATTGAAGCCACTGGCCACGAAGTACGACGGGATATCCGAAAACGAGGAAATGAAAGCCTTTCCAAGTTTGCCCGCCACCTCAAGGTTGCGCCAACCGGCCATGAAGTTTGCCACGCCGTCTCGATTGATCTCGATCTGCGAGGTCACGCCGCTCAAGACATTCCAGATGTCGTCGACTGTTGCACCAAGCAAGCCCTGATGATCCGAATACTTCTTCAGAAGATCGATCTTGCCGACAGTCCCCTGCGCTTGAGACGCAACGTTGTCCGCCACGCCCTTTAGCATCGTGTACGTAGCCTGAGGCTTCGGCCCGAACGACTCAAGCAATGAAATGTCATTGCTCATCTTGGCGACATGCCCCATCAGGGAACCTGTCAGACTGCTGTTCCCGAACTTCGTCTCGTACTGGATGAAGCTGTCGGCATCCTTGAAGTGGAGTACGCGATGCGGAAACTTCTTGTATCGGGCGGCGTTCGTCACTGGCAGATTCTTTGCAATCTCCGTTACGTCATCAGTCACGACGCCATTGGTAACGATGTCGTCGTAGGAGTGGTCAAGGAGGACTAGCAGCTCATCATCGGACATCCTCTCGCCCTTGTCATTCGTGAATCGCTCACGATCAAGCAGCGGAAAGATTTCTTTGATCCACGCCTCCTTGCCAGCCTTGCAGAGCTTCCATAAGTCGTGCGACTGAGGAATGTAGCCGTAATCGATCTTGCCGATTTGTGCGCCGGCACGAATCGCCCTCTCACGCATATCGTTCGAAGTCTTCTCCCATGCCTCCCATGCCGCCTTCGCCTTCGCATTACCAGTGTCCTCACCAAAGCCTTCTCTGATGAAGTCACGAACGTCAGTGGCATCCTCGACAAACCCAAACCACTTGCTATCGATACCCCGCAGGGTATCGAGCATCTGGGTGCAATACTCGTTCTGGATGCCTCGAGCACGACGATAGACAGACCGCATAATCTCGGCCACGGCAGAGTAAGCATGAAGGTCCTTCTCGTTCGACAGACGATCCATCTCACGAATGCGCTCATCCTGACGAAGGACCTGCTTCGCAATGTCCGCCCTTCGCTTCAAGGCGTCAAGCTTGACCTGCTTGACATACTCCCCGGCGGCAGCACGGACACGCTCATCATTCGTCATCTTCGCCCATGCGTCCTGATCGCTTCTGCGAAGAGAGCCCATGATTTGCCGAATGTTCGACATGATCGCGTCGCCCTCTTCGGGCTTGACCTTTCTGCCTGTGACTGAACCGATAGCGTTCAAGCACTCCTGTCTCATTGCTGGATACCTCCGTTACGCAGGATGCACTCGGCGGCCTTGCCGATGCCGGCAGCCTCAATGTCGGCCTCCTGCTCAATTCGCTGCATTTCCTTTACGACGTCTTCCATCGTCATAGGCACGCCACTGTCGTCAAGCACGTAAGTCTGATTCGGCTTTTCGGCAGCCAGGTTCTCAAGTCGAACCATGTCAGCACTCTTGCCGACAACCTCAAGCGAACGCGCACGAGCTTCCTCAATGCGAGCCGCCTCTTCCTGCTCAGCCTTAGCCTGAGCATCGTCAGCACCGCCGTTCTGCTTGCTCTCAGCATCCTGAATTACCTTCTCGCCCATGGCAGAGACAAGGTTCTCAGCAGAACGCTTAGCCTCTTCCGCCGCCTTAAGCGCCTCACGAACCGTCGCAATATCGACGTCAGGCATCAGCGCAAGGCCAGTCTTGCCTTCATCCATCTGTCTTTGAATCTCGGCATTCTGAGCACGACGCAGATAGCTCATGGCATCAGCCAGGTCAAGCGGATCACCAAGAAGCATCCCGGTACCCTCACCCAGACTCGGGATGAGCGAATCAGTAAAGCCGTTGAAAACACGACCAATGGCCGCCGCAGACTTGCGATTGTTGTAAAGCAGCTCGAACATCTGACGTGCCGCCGGACTGACATCGTCAATCAGGGTACCGTCCATCGGAACCTCGCCACTCTTGAGCATGTGGGCCGCGTCGACGATAGCAGGGCCAAGGTCGATTGCACCACCAGACATCTCTCGAATCCGAATGACGTGAGGAGCGAAGGCCGCCATGGCATTTAGGACGCGCTTCATGCCCTGCTTGTCAGTCTCAACAGACATGAGAGACGTGAGCTCAGGATCACGGTATGCCTTGTAGAAAACAGCCGCCATCACACGGGCCTTCGCTGCTTCCGTCGGCTTACCATCACCGTCGATCAAGCCGCCAATGGCACTCGGCTCACCAATGTCATTAACAAAGCGATCGAGCGTAGCTCTCGTCGGCTCACCGTTCTCGTCAAACTGATACGCCTTGAGCTTGTCACTTGTCAGCTTGCTGGCATCCTGCACGGCACGTTCAGAGCCGCTCAGCTCAAGCACCGCCGACTGATTTGAACGATCGATGAAACCCGTCGTCACCTTCTCACTCGGCATGAAGCGAACCAGTACCGGACGCTTCAAATCACCGACAGCCTCTGGATTAATGCCCGTCTGTTGACGGTCGGCCATCATGTCAGCAACGTATTGAGTTGCCGTGCCACGCTCAAAGGCTTCATTGAGACCGGCAAGGCGGCCATTGCCGGCGACTGCATGCACTCGCGTCGGATCGTCGCCATAGCCATCAACCGCGCGGCCGCTCCAATCGTTCGACGTGAGGACACTGTCAGCCTCTACAACAGCGTAGGTAACAGGAATCTTCTCGCCACCATCCATCACCCAGTCCGTGATGCCCTGATAACGCTCATCAGGCATAGAGCCAAAAGAAACAATCGGAGCACCGGTGTCCGTCGTGCGACTGAAAGACACGCGGCCATACTGAGGATTAGCGGCAATCGCGTTCATCTGAGCAACAGGAGCTAGTTTTGAACGATCTCGGTTTTGCAGAACAACGAGCGAGGAATTGTCGCCGCCCATCTGCACCGCACGAGCGAAGTGCTTCTGAGAGTTCGTCAGAGCCACATCATTCATCTGTACGCCCTGAAGAGTCGCACCGACATCCACGGCCTGACCGTTGTTCAGCTGTTCGGCCGCCTGACGCTGTGCCTTAATAGCAACGTCCATTGCTTCCGGATCATTCGGATTCGCCATCGGCGCAGTCAGCTTCTGTTCATTCACGCGCTGGGCCTGCACCATGCGAGCGGCTGCCACCTGAGAAGGCGTCGGCTTGACACTCTTGGCCTTCTGCTGTTCGCCATACATCCTGCGAATAACAGCTTCCATCTCCTTCGAGAGCGGAGGCAGGTCCTCGCCAGTCTCAGACTTGTAGCGATCCTTCACAGCACTCTCAGGATCGAGCCCAAGAGCCTTCTTATACAAGTCAACGATCCACTGGCCAAAGCGCTCAAACAAGCCCTCAAGTCCCTTCACAGGAGACTTGCCCTTGGACAGATAGACCTCAGTCCACGCCGCGAACCGCTCCTGATACTTTCGCTGGCCCTCGACGCCGAGAGCGTTCCAGTCCTCGACACTCTTAATGCCCCAAGAGCGCAGCAGAGCCTCACCCGCCTCGCGCAAGTCAGGATCAATGTCCTCCTTGCCAAGGACCTTCATGAGCATGTCCAAGTACCAATGAGAATGCTCATGAGCAAACGTAGAGATATCGGCCTTCGGCGTCAGTGTGATTTTCCGCTTCTTGGGATCGTAGGAACCCTTGACCTCAAAGCGCCCATCAGGAAGCTTGACAACGCCGGTGCCGTCGGCCTTAGCCTTCTCAATTGCATTTTCGTAATATGCGCCATCAATTTGGCGTGCCGACTCATCAACGGGATCGAAAAACGCCCGCCCATCCTTGCGAACAAACGGTTGCGACCCACCCATCAGTTGAGATACACTAACTGTACGGTCTTGGGCGACCTGCCCTGTGCGGACATCTCGTCGGTTGATGACGGCAGGAGACCCCTCGACGTAAGAAACGCCGCCCTCCGACTGGAATGATCCACCGGGCGGCGTTTCCATTTTCTCAACATATACTCCGTCAATGCTATGAGTTACTGCTCTAGCAGGTCCCTCCTCTACGGTATCTTTTACAAGCAACTGGACGCGCCAAAGCTCCCCATTCCACGATATTGGAGCTAGGAAAACATGAATCCCTCTCACTTTGGGGTTCTTGTGGACAATATCGACGTGGCTCTCAACTAGTTTTGCTGATTCTGCGATTTCTCGGATATTCTCCGCAACGGCCATAAATGCTTTTCGCTTAGAACCGCCATCTTTTCCCGCAGACTTTTTGGCATCCGATTTACTCATTCGCAACGTGAAACCCGTATCCTCATTATGGATACCGTCTTTGAATGCCGACGTCACTATATTGATTGCCTCGCCCTTATCTATGACGGTCGGAGTAACCGAGACAACCCTCATCTTCTCGTCTGGGCTTAAACCCCTTGGCCCCATATGCCATTCGATACCCTGCGTTACCGGCATGTGAAAGCCATCAGTTGCCTGAGTGCTATCCGTCTTTTCGATCGTGTAGTCAACATCCTTCCAGTCGACGCCCGCCTGCTTCGCAAAGAGAACTTCACCAGGGGCGGTCATGCCAGCCTCCACATCAGCTTGCTCTTCCGAGCGGCCCGCCTTCATCAATTCCTTCTTGAGAGATTCGCGGCGCTCGACAACCTCGCTTTCAAACCTCGCCTGAGGACTGCGATACCCTAAGGCACCAAAGGCACCGCCAAAGATGCCAGACACAGCAAGGTCGGTTCCAGAAATTTCATACTGCTTCGCCAGCTCACCGTAGTTCTGGTTTTCAAGAATGAGCTGGATGCCCTTGCGCTCAGCCACGTCGGTACCGATATTTGCTCCAGCACCATAAAGAGTGGACATGAGGCGGGTCGAACCGAAAGCACCCGGAAGGCGCAGGCCGATAGCATTGGCGGCAAACGACATGACACCAGCGGAAGTGCGAGTCTTCTGATCGACGCCTTCATTTTTGAGCCTCTGCGATTCACTGATGCCCATATCAGCACCAAAGGCAACCGCACCGCCCCCCGAACCTAGCGCAGCCATGTAGCCGGCCGCCTTCGGAATTGTCTTGAAGAGGCCATGAATGATTTGCGATGCCGCTCCCATAAGCTCTGGATCGGCTTCATAGTGAGCCTTGCTATAGGCACGAGTAGCCTCAGCTGCACGCAGCCAACCCTCACGCTCCTGCTCAGTACCAATGGGAAGCTCAGAGAGCGCAGTCAGAGCAGCACTCTTCGTTTCGGCCAAGGCCGCGTTTATACCAAGCCACGTGTCTCCAAACCCTTCGAACCAACCGGGTTCATATCCCGTACCAGGCAAAGGCTTCGGCTTAATGATCTTGCCGTCAAGATTCAGCTTGACATCCGGCTCAACGCTCCTGAAATAGTCGGACAGATACTCAGCCTCTCGCCTTGAGAGCATGCGGCCCGGCGTAAACACAGTCTTGCCATCAACCTCAGACCACGTTCCGCCGGCAACGCCATCCTTCCCGTTGTAGACAGACTGGTCGGAGAAGGTCGGGTGATTCGGCTTCTTGTACTTATCGCCAAGATGCCCGCGTTCATCCTCAGACATTGAGCCGGACTTGAGTTCCTTCCAAGCTCCGCGAATGTCGTAGTCGTAGGAGTCTCGCTCACGATTGTTCTCCTTCGCCCACGACTGAAACTCAGCCTCATCCTCAGGCGTGAGTTCCGTGTTGAACTTGTCGCTGTAGTCCTGGGCCGTGACCGGCGTAATGTCGTCAGTACCGTAGCGATTGATTCGTGCCTGCCGCATGTCCTCAGCAGACATCAGAACTTCGTCGCCCGTCTTGGGCCTGAAAATCTCGTCAAGAAACATCGTCAATCATTCCCGTGGTAATCGCCTTCGTAGGCATTCTTCGGTTCCGTCGTCGGCGCTTCCAACACGCCAAAATAGTCATCGTCAAGCACCGTCGCACTCTTTCGCCTCTTGACCTGTTTCTCCACCATGTCTTTGGAGAGATCGAACGTATAGAGCCTCCCATCATCGTCAACGACGGGAGAGCTGCCATAGATCAAGCTGTATGTAATGGAGCCGTCATCATTCGTGCTTTCAACCTTGAGCTTGAGCTTCCTCAACTGTGTGGACAGTTCGTCACCAGTGAACGCAAGGCCGTTCGCATAGAACCACTTCTTTGACTTCTCGAGCGTTTGAGCATGAGCACCAACAAGGTTCTCAATGTCAGATGAGAAAACGCCCGATTCGACGCCTAGTGGCACCAGCGTCTTCTTTCCTCTGTACGAGATCACCTTGCCACCAACCGCCTGCTCTACCGCAGAGGTCATGTCACCATCGCCGTTGAGCAGGCCATAGCCATAGAGGCCGCGCGCAATCTCAACGGCCGCATCAGCAGAATCGGGAGAGGTGAATAGACCTTGAACATCACCCTCATCCCCAATGAGCGAATAGGCCGTGCCGGTGATGCCGTGGACATCCGCATCATCAACCTTGACGCGCTTCTGGTCGATTGCATCAAGGCCTCGAAGGTATCTCTCACCAACGGACATCCCGCCCTGCAAGTCCTTCCCGAATCCTGCAAGAGCAAGAGCGTATTTCCTACTGTCCTTCGTGAACTGATTCGTGACGCTGGCAATGCCGGCGGGCCCGACAGCATTAGAGATAACGCTCAGCATCTCGCACTGCTCGTCTACGTTGGCTTTCTCAAGAGCACCGACGAGCATCTTCGCTTCAGAAGCAGAGAAGAGCGTCTGAGGCACGCGCCAGTCGGAGGACAAGTCCCCGGCAACCGATACGCGGTGACGGAGCTCTTCGCCAACAGAATTCAAATCTCCGAAGTTGAGAGGCTTGACGCCATACTGCCCCGTCAAAATAGCAGCGCCCATCGGATCAGTCTTCCGAGCCTTGACGATCTCTCCTGCAGCCTTCACGCGAGCATTGTGGCCCTTCATCTTTTCCGCATAATCGGGATCCCCGGGCGCAGGCCTGCTTGCCCTGATGTCTTCCTCGATCAGGTCGACAGGCATCATCTGATAGGCGTACGTGGCCTTTGATGTGTCGAAATCGCTCTTGTAATTTGCGTAGCGCTCCTTTCCTTCCTTGTCGCCATACACCTCAACGAACTGACCTTCCGTAAGTTCGTTTTCGTCGGCCCCGGTAGATGCCACCGTCGCGAGCGAATTTTGCACCTCACGAGTCAAGGAACCCCGCTGCTCACTCCTGCGTTGGGCGGCCATTGAAAAGGCCTGAGTGAAGAGGTCGATCTTCTGATTCTTTGAAAGGCGATCCACGACAGGAATGCCAGACCGGAAGTTGCCGCGCATTGCCTGCTTGACGAAATCGCGCTTCGACAGCATAGTGTCACCAAGCTTGTCGGCAACCATGAGAGACAGCTGCGACTTCGCAGAGCTCCACAGCGCATTCCCGACCTTCCCTTTGATATCAGTGCTCATCGCACCGTCAGGCGTATTCTGGAAGGCCTCAAGCGCCGACAACGGATCATCCTGCGCCCATGCCGTAAAGCGATTTGCCTGCAGCTGATCCATGTTCGCACGCTTCTGATTGGCCAAGGTATCGGCGTCCCAGCCCATCAATTGCGCCTGGTAGTCGAGCTCCATGTCGACAGAGGCCGACGACTTCGCGAGATACTCGGGATCCGCGTAGTGGTTTGCGGCGTCCGCCTGCAAAGCCTCGACCTTGGACGAGGACGACTGCATCTGGTAGTGCCTCGTCTGGCTTGCGTTCCATCGCTGAGCCTGACTTTGAGCAGACTGCATGCGGTCATAGACACGGGACTGTACAGCCTCACGTGCTTGCGGAGACAACTTGCCGACAATCGCGTTGACGTCACGAGTCATCGCCTCCATTGCGGGCTGGTAATCATCCATTGCATTGCGGCCCATCTTTGTGAGATAGCCGGTCTCTGGATTGTTGAGATGCGCGTCGATCGCACTCATCACCTCGCGCTCGGCATCGTCGCTTTCGGCCTTGATGACACGGGCGCGCTGAACGTCTAGCGCCTTGACCGCAGAGTTGGCCCACTCCTGCACAGGCATGAGCGCCTTCTTCATAACGGCGTCATAGTCCGTGCGATCCTGAGGCACGTTGATAGGCGAGAACCCAGAGTTACCCGAGTCCCGCACCTGAGGCAGGCCGCCCTGAAAAGTCGGAACCATTGGCATTTAGTACCCTCCGATCATCGTCTTCTTGTAGCTGGACGCAATGTCCGGGTAGTTCCATCCACCACTGCTTTTGCTCGTGTCAAACATCCCGGAAGCATTCATGAGCATGTAGTTGCTGGCCACTTGAGATGCGCCGCCCAACAACGTCGTACCGAACTTGTCCCACTTGTTGACCTTCTGCGCCTCGGCCTGAAGCGCCTGAGCCTCGTAGCCGACGCCCTTCCACCGGTAACCCCACGCCTCAGACAAGGCATTCGACTTGATTTGATTGACGTCCATCTCCTTGACGATGTCAGTGGACGCTTGCATTTCGGCAGCGCTACCTTCGCCGACAGCGATGCCGTTGGCAGCAAGAGCCGCGCGCTGAGCAGACTTGACCTGCCCAGCAGCCATCGTTTTTGACACAATCGCCTTCTCGGACGCTCGCAAAGTTGCTTGATACTGGCGCTCCATCATCTGTGCATTGATGCGTGCGATATTGGCCTGAGCCTGCGCGGCCGCATTCGAATGTTTGGAAATCCCGAATGACCCTAGCGCTGTAATGGTGTTTGCGATGCCCTGCGCGATGAGCATCCCGTATCCGAATTGAGCCGAGTTTGTAGCCATAGAAAAACCCTCTAAGATGCCTACACCTTAGAGGGCCTATCTACCTACACGCGCACGATCACGAGAGCTCGAGAACCGTTGTCATGCTCACGATTCTCAGTGGCAACGGGTATTTCTGCCGAACGCAGACTTGCCCGCCCTGCGACCATTGCGGCTGGATTTGGAATCCGACTTCGTCAGTAATCGGATCAGGTGCACTGCCAGCAAACTCTGTCGATCGTGCAGGGTATTCAGCAAGCTTATCGAACGACGGCCCCGCTTGAGTGCCGGATGAATTGACCACGCGAAAGAAGACCTCGCGAACGTTCTTCTTGTGGCCTGAGCCATAAGAGCCATCCTGCAAAGCCATAGCCACCGGCAGCGTCTTCATGTCCGCCGTGAATGGCAATCCCACATGAACGACTTCGGCAGGATAGGTGAGCGTAATCTTTCCATCCTTGACGACCTGAGGCGGCTCCACCGCACCATCAGCAAGAATGTTCACGGTTTCTCCCTCGAGCCACGAGAGCCCCGCAATCTCTGTCCTGGCCTCACCACGGTATGTGCCGGCACAGTCAACGAAGATGCACTCCTTTAGCTCAGAGTACTGGCGCTCCGACATGCGCTCTACGAAGCGCACGGGTTTCCCACCGATCGTGCGAAGTACTTCAACGTAGCAGATGTCCTCATCGCCCTCGGCGACGACGCACACAGACTCGATAGAGCCAGCAGTCTCAACAGTAGAGAAACCGCCGACTTGCTGTTCAGGCACGTAGGTCATCGCAATCATCTTTCCAGACGAAGAGACTGCCCACACAATAGGAGACGGCGCTTTCGAGTAGGCGAGGTCGACGATTTTCAAGTTATCGAAAAGGTGCGGCGCGCGAAGGCACACGTCACCTGAGATATAGCCTCCTGCCTCATAGTTGTACCCAAGCTCACGAAGATGTCCGCCTCGACCTGCACCATAGATCATGCTCGATCCGATGACGAGAGGCTGCACATTGGACGCGCCCACATATGACTGGGGTCGAACTGACATTGACTCAGGCGTAATGGCGTCCGAATTGAGAGGCGACACGCGCCACTCGGCAGCGCCAGTCATCAACATTAGCTGTGCCAAAGGTACGATGTGCAGGATTCTGTTTGCCTCTCGGGCCGCCACGCGCACAGCGATGCGGTCATCGTCCTGAGACGGGAGCGAATAGCTCATGTCGGACTCAGTGCCGGGACGAGTGGCCCAGAGGTTGTTAGGACGCGTGTACGTCCCGCCAAACCAACGCCTCTGCTCGAAGTACGAAACAGCACCAGGGTAGTCGCCGACCGAGTCAACCGAGGCCGTAGCGCTCGCGCCCGAGCCAGTGGTCGACGTGATGACCACCTTCGGGGACGTGTAGCCCTGACCGCCCGAGCGGACGTTGATCGCAACGATCGCGCCGTCTCTGACGACTGGCGTGACCTGCGCGCCCGAGCCCGTCGGGTCGGTGATCGAGACCGAGCAGGGACTGCCCTCAAAGTCGAGCTCCTGTTCGTACAGCGTGCCACTGCCGTACTTCACGACAGTCACTCGAGCGACGGGCTTGACGTAGCCGGAGCCGCGCGAGGTGACCGTGATCGACTTGAGCGTAGTCACACCAATGTAGTAGTCAACACTCGAAGAGTCGCCCGTCATGTCCCAGACGACATCGCTCGACGTCGTCGTTTCGATCTTGGCGGTCGCGCCCGAACCCGCACCGGACTTGTCGATGATCTCGACACGCAACTGAGGATAGAACGTATCGCCGCCGTGGTGGTACTGAGCGTATAGGTTCTTCGAGACGAGGTCGTACCGCTTGAGCTCGAGGCCGCCATCGAAAACGCGGTAGCCGCTGCCACCCGCTGTCACGGTGATCGACTTGATGCCCTTGGCCTGCTTGAAGGCGTCATCGTAGATCGGGGGCGTAATTGATGCATCTGGCGAAATGTTCTCATCGATGATCTTCGTCGTATCGGTCTGACCAACATACGCCCAAATACCGCCCTGGTCGCGATAGACGCGGTAAAGGCCCGCACCTTTCACTGCATCCCACGTGATCGTGTTGTACGAACCGTCACCGTACGGATTGCAGTCGATCGTCACGGGAGACGACCGAACAGACTCCTCAGTGCCGTCAGCCAGCAAAGCAGTTACGGCATAGGTTCTCTTGTAGTCCTTCGGGTTCGTCACATTCTTGTTGATCGTTTGTGTAGCAGAAAGCCCGGTTGGCGCGGGCAGGGACGAGCCGAACTTGATGTCTACCAGACGCCAGTCAGTCGCACCGTATCGCCGCAACTCCTTTGGCGGGTAGTTCGGATGAACAAGCGTCATCACGTCAGCAGACTGCACGTAGTGAATGTCAAAGAGGTCGTCTTCAAGGTACGGCGTCTCAACCTCGTATGCTTGGCCGCTTTCCCCTAGGAGGGTTTTACCCAACGTATGGAAGCGCACATACTTTTCGCCAATCTCTAGCACCATCGTCTGCGAGATGGAAAAGTTGAACGGAATAAGCCTGGCCTTCTTGCCCGCGTGCTTCGTGTGATTGACATACTTGAAGCCTGGCCGCATCACGATCGGCCCCTGCGGCTCGATCAGGAAGTTCTTGCACAGCGCCATGCCGGTCTGGTACTTGCCGTCATCGATGCGGGCGAACATCGAGGGAGAGACCTCTCCGCCGTTGAAGGCGCGTTGATATTGTCGAATTGCCATCAGATTACCCTCGCACGCAAGCCGGACGGCAACGGCCACTCATCGCGACGACGATGAACAGACATCTTCGAATCAACCGTTTTGGCTCGAGTAAGCGCAGCCTCATACTGCTGCAGGAGACGAACAGCCGCGTCGCTCGAACTATCCGAGCGCTTGACGGGGCCAACGAGAAAGGATGCAAGAAGGATCACCAGAGCCTGCACAAAGTAGGTCGGGAATACCGTTGCTGTGTCTACATAGGAAACATATGTCAGCACGACATTCGTCGCATTCGTGAAGACGGCACGGCCCGAGTTCGACTCATAGAGCTCGACCTCAAAGTCAAGCGGCAACCCTTCCTTGCCAACTTCAGATACGCGAAGCAGACGCACGCAGTCGGACGGCAGGAGATAGCCGTGCTTCCACTCATAGAGATCCTCGTCCACGTTTGAGAGCTCGACGCCTCTGGAACGCCGGATCGCAAAAGACCAATCGTGCTCCTCATAGAGCTTGCGCAGAGCAAGCGGATACCATCGAGCGCAGTGGCCGGCCTGAGGCGATCCGTCCGGCGGCGTAATGGATGTCACATCACCAGAGTCGCCAAGCATGCCGAGCGCAAGGTTGCAGATGTCTACAGCAGTTGCCATAAAGAAAAAGCGGGACGTTTGTCCGCCCCGCCTCCTGAAAGAATTTTCAGCTGTTCACGCGTCAGGCGGCAGCGCCCGGCAGGAACTCAATGCCCTCGACCTTGTACGTCGTCGGGACTTCGATCACGTCGCTCAGATACGCCGTCATCGTGCCGGCCGTGATCGAGGTCGGCGTAGCAACGAGGCGGACATATCGACGGTGCTTGAGCGGCATCGGGATAACAATGCCGCCCTTGGTGTCAGCCACAGCGATTGCGCCAGTCTGAAGAGCAGTAGCGAAGGTGCTGTTGTCGTCGGAATCTTCAATGGCGATAGCCAGAGAGGTGCCGACAAGCGCCGTCGGGAACTTGCAAACCACATAGAGCGGTCGATCGTTGAGGCCAGTGGTCGGAGCCTTCTGAAGGAAGTCGACCACGCCGGACGTGATCTCGGCCTTCGCATCAGACTTTTCGCAGAAAGCGAGCTTGATGTCCATCATTTCCGTTTCCTCCTTAGAGCGTCAGGACAGCGCCCTTGTTGGACAGAATGTCCGTGCCAAGGCGATGAATCGGAACCCCACGGAACGTCATGCACTTGCGGCCGGCAACCTCGTCCTGAGACAGGAGGACATTGTCCTTGTTAAGGATCTGGCGAGCGAGGAAGCTGCGGGTGTTGTCGTTCATGTAGAAGGCGACACGGCCCTGCTGTTCATCAGGCAGACGTTCAAGAGCGTCGATCATCAGATCAAGCAGGTCAGGACCAGTCGTGTTCTTCTTCGTGAGCTTCGTGGAATCGATGTTGGCGATGCGGACGACACGCTGCGGATCGTACATGGCAACACCAATGTCCCAAGCAAATTCCGTGATTTCCGCGCGGAAGCGCTTGCCATTGGCGTCAAAGGCGTACTGTTCACCCATGTTTTCCACGGAGAGACCGGCGCTCGAGCCGTTCTCCGGATAGAACAGATAGGTGCTGGCAGGATCCCAATTGATGAGAAGGATGTCCGTCTGAGCATTGGCCGTCGTACCCTTGGCATCGATGATTCGATCGGCAAAAGCCTCGTTCGTCGGGGACACGATGTTGAAGATGCCGTTGGGGTCGCGCGTCTCGAGGTTGCTGTCGCCGTAGAGCACCTTCTTGAGGACAGAGCGGGAGAGGCCACGCATGAAACCTTCATCCGTGCGAAGACGGAAGGCAGCACGCTCATTGGCCTTTCGCGTGTCGAGAAGGGACTTGTCAACTTCGGAGCGGGAGCGAACCATGGCGGCAGCGTAGCGAACATCAGCACCCGTAACGCGCTCAGCATCCCAACCTTCGTTGAATGCACGCACCTGACCTTCCGGGTAGGACGTCACGACCTTGCCGCGGTCACCGAAGCCGTCATTGCCACGCTGGATGACAGCCTGGTCAAAGAAGCCGTTGTAATCTCTGATGGTGTGGATAAGCTGGCGCACCGGCTTATCGCTGGTAAGACCTTCGAAGTCCGCCAGAGTGATCGGATTCGAGTCAGTCACAACATTCGGCATTTACTTGCCTCCTTTCATTGCGTCTTGGTAAAACTGCTCGGCGGTATATCGTCCGTCTTCGGCAGATCCGCCACCGGGGTACTTCGCCTCGCCGAAAGCGCGTCCGATGCGGCTCAGCAGTCGCAAAGCGCCCGGATGGTTGCCCATCGGAGAGCTTAGGAACTCCTGAATATCCGCGTCGACCTTACCATCAGCGTTACGCGCGAAGGTGTCGCGAAGACGAGCGATGTCAGAGAGCGACTGCGTGAGCTTCTGGCCACCGAACTCCTTGTCGGCTTTCGACTGTTCCATCCACTCGTTCGAGATCTCTGCGATACGTTCGGCCGAGCGCTTCTGAAGCACGGGGGCCATCTTGTCAAGGAAGCCTTGGGCCTGATCCTGACTGAGATTGAGCTCCTTCGCCACGCCTTGGAAGGCCGTGCCGACTTCTGCATCGAGCTCGGTACCTTCAGGCATCTTGAAGTCCTCGTACTTCTCGGGGGCTCCCTGCTTCTCGCCTTCGCCCTCCTCTTTCTCGGCACCCTCTTCGCCTTCTGCCTGACCTTCAGCACCGGCTTCGCCAGCCTCACCGTTGCCGCCTTCCTGCGGCTCGGCCTGCTGCTTACCCTCGTTGCTTTCGGCAGACGTCAGCAAAGTGCCTGCATTCGTGTCGGACTCTTGTGCGGCAGGAGCGGGCGCAGTGCCCTCACCACCGGTCGGAGTCTGTTCAGTCGCTTCCATTCGCTTCGTCCTGCATTAACCTGTAAGCATTCGCATCCACCGACATGATTCGATCGAGGAGCTTCAGCCCGACATTGCGCTGGCCCTCATTGAAGGCCATCACGGCAATGTCACGATCAAAGCTGTTTCGGTAGATGCCCGTATCGGAAAGTAGCTGCCACAGAACAATGCGTCCGTCGCGCGTGGCCAGTACGGCCTTCAGCGCATTGGCAATCTTCTGAAGCCTGATCCTCTCCTCTTCTCGAGCCTCGACCTCCTCCCTGCGGAAGGGATCGCGCTCAGGTGTCATGATGTCAGTCGTCATACTTCACACGCGCACTTACTGCTGCGCCATTGCCGCAAGTCCCTTGACGGCCTGACCGGCCATCGTGGAATCGTCGGACGGAACGCGGCCGAGCTTCGCCAGAGCGTCGGCAGACTGTTGCATCTGTTCGGCCTGCGCCTGCTGTTGCTGGGCCTGCTGTTGCTGTTCAATCGCCGCCTGCGCCTCATTGGTTGGAACGACGACGGACGGAGCAACAGAGAAGTAGTCCGCATACTCGTCAACGAGATTGAACGCATTGAGCTTCTGCAGGATGTTCGGATTGACCTGAGCTGCCTGCATGACGCGACTCACGAACTGGTCGAGGCTGTTGGCACGGATCGCGCGTTGAGAGCGCGCCAGCATGGACGTGTACTCGACCGACAGCTTCTGCCCTCGGAGCTCTTCAGGAGGCGGCGGAAGCTGGCCCTGACGCGCGAGGATGTCAAAGCATCGCTCGATGAGCGGTCGGAGCACTTCCTCATTGAGACGAGAGAGGACTGGGCCAAGCATCATCAACTTCTCCTCATGACGCTCGGCAACCTCTGTCGCAGTCATCTGACCACGGCCCGAGTTGGCGATCATCATGAAAAGGTCGACGTTAAATGCCTGGTTGATCCTGTTGCGGACGTCAGCAATGTCCTCTCGCAAGTCACCGAGCGGCAGGTTCACCGCAAAGGCAGGCTGCACCTGATTGCCCGCGCCCGGATTGTCTATGTAGGAGCGCCCACCAGGCAGAAAATCGACCTCATTGTCGCGAGCGTCTGCCGGCATGATGAGCGGCGGATTGACCATGTAGTCGACCGCATTGCCCTTCTGCACCTGATGGTGATTGAGTTGAAGCGCGTCACCGATTGCCATCATGCCCGGAGCTTCCTCCGAGTAGACGTCAGAGGCTGATGCGCCCCACCTTCCGACGACGGCAGGGAAATCGCGATAGCCAGACTCGTCAAGTACGCCCGACGCGTCCTCATCATGATCGACCTGAATGACGACAGACCTCCACGGCATGTTTCGGTTGTCGAGCTTGCTTGGATCGCGGTCAAAGCGCGGCTCAATGGCATGTATGCAGACGAAGGGTTCATCTACCTTCCCCTCGTCGTAGTTGGTCAGAACTGCGCGGGACACGCGGTCCCGTCCGTAGCGAGAGACGAGCTGCCCCGCCGTCATCGTGAAGCGACGATAGAGCGTGTCGGGGCGGCCTCGGAAGTCACACCCGATGCAATACTCACCGCACACGAGAGGATGCGCCACGAAGCTGTAGACGGGGTCCTCGACGATGACAAAGGCCGCCACGCCGAAGACGCCGACCTCTCGCCATGTGTGCTGCAAGGCCTGATAGATGTTCGTCTGAGTGAAGGCCATCTCCATGATGCGCTGGACATCATCAAGCCAGACCTTCACGGCGTGCGACTCATCGAGGTCAGGAGAGCCAGTCGTCAACGAGAACCACTGCGACGACGGGTCCGTCATGCCAGACATGAGACCGGCCTGCAGAATGTTCGCAGCACGGACCGCCGTCGAGTCGTAGATGCGATTCCAACGGTCCCGCCCCTCGTTCGTCTTTGATTTGGTGTACAGGAAGCGGCCTGACGCAGGCGTAATGTGGCGACTGATCTCGAGCCACTGTGAGACGTATGGCTCACGCTCTACCTTCAGGCGCTCCCACCTGCGAAGGACACGCTCACGCAGGTCCTTATCCTTCATGGCTTACCCCAACTTGCCGCCGGCACCAAGGTTCAGATCTCCGACGCCACCCGCACCTGTGAGGAGCGTGGAGCCGCCTGACAGACCCGCATTCGTGTTCTGATCGAGGATCGAGCCTACGTCTGCCGACTGTCCCCCCTGCTTGCGTTGCTGTTGTCGCTGCTGAGCCGCCTGCTCCTTTGCCTGCTGCTCTGCGCGCTTGGACGCGGCCTCTTGGGCCTTTGCCTGCTTGTTGCCTGAATAGACCGAAGCGGCTGCGCCTGCCGCCGCCATTGCACCTGCGGCCCACATAGCCGCCGCACCCGTTAATGCCATAACGATCTCCTACAGTTGTTGCCAAAAAGTCACTTCGACAGGACGGCCGAACATTTTTTCCATCGCCTTTTCAGCGACAGTTTCTTTGCGAACGCCCCAGTAAAAGCCAAGGCATCCATGAGATGCCGCCAGATCAGATGCCGCCTTCATCAAGTGTTTAGCAACGCCTTGCCCGCGAAGTGCCGGCGAGACCCATAGCAGCTCGGAGCGAGCAACAAGTGCGCCCTTTTTGATGGGTAACGGTGTCTCGAAGAAACTCACGACACCAACAAGATTCTCGCCATCAAATGCACCGATGCTGTAGAACGTGCCGCTCAACTCACAGCGGAAGTACATCGCCTCGTCAACGTCCGGCATGTACTCGACGTGTTGAACGTCCTTCTTGTACTGCTCGACGATCGCCGGCCATGCGGGATTTCCCCAAGCCTCACGGCACGTGATTCGTCTGATACTGATAGCCATGATGAATGCTCCTTAATGCGTACATCCTCCATCAACATCAACAGCACACGCGCACTGCAAAAAAAACATGTCAACTAATGCGATTCTCTCTATTGGCCTTCTTTTACTTGGATTCTCAGCCGCGGCGGCATGGATTTACGAAAAGCACCGTTTGCGCAAACAAGCTCTCGCATACCTTCGAACCGAATACCTTTCAAAAATTCACTTGGGGCAGCCGTTCTCGCTTGAGCAGCTGATGATCTCGAAGAAAATTTCTTTCGTTGCCAGTTACTTGACGATGATCAGATCTTCAGATCGAAAATTTCCGAGCGAGCTTCAGAAAGCGTAGAAGCCGCAGCCTGCGTCCTCTTATCGAGAGCATTTTCCGTAGTCATCTCTTGCGAAAGCGAAAGTATTAAAACCAGCAACAAGGTTTTGTATTGCTTTTTCTCCTACTACCAAACAACCCTATCCATCCTCCTAAACGCAAACGGTCTGACTGAAGCTGAGAGGAACGGTCTCCCATTCCTCATCGCAACGAGCTTCCCAAAGGGGACTTTCCAACGCGCCTCTACCCTAAACATGGCGGACATCATCGATAAGGATCTCGGCTTCTGATCTCCTGGCGTCGTCGCCCTGCCGGCGGCGTCGGGTTGTCTATGTACTCGTTCATGCGGACGGCGAACGTGAGCGCCAGCGCGTCGGCATTGTCAGGCGACGCCATGCCACGCTTCTTCATGTCCTCCTTCTTCTCGAGCAGGATTTGATTCGTTGGGGTGTAGCCGTATTCAACGCCCGTCAGGTCAGTCTCAAGATCAGAGTCCTGCGGCAAGCAGCCACCCTGCGCGATCCACTCTTTCATGCGTCCCCACATCTCAGCACGGAGATTCTTGTAGCGATGTGTATTCGTAGCGCCAGAGCCGAAGTTGATTGCGTTGACCGGATAGCCGTTGTGTCGGAGCCAGTCAACAGGCGAGGCACCGACGCCGCCGGTGTCGACATTGATGACGATCTTGCGGACGCCGAGCTTTCGCAAGTGGTTGAAGTGCTCAGCCACCTTGGCTCCGAGCTCGTGCCCGTCTAGGCCGTGAAACTTCTGCTTTGCGATGGAGCGCCCGTCAAGAGCGAAGCGCGTCCAAATCACCGACGCGTCATCACCGAAGCGCGCCACGTCAACGCCGATGATCGCTACCGTCTGCGCATAGTTGACGACGCCCATAGGTCGCTCCATGGCGGCCTGGACGATGTCACGAGGAATGAACTGCATGCTCGAGCTATTCGGGAACTCTCCTCGGACACGAACGCGGAAGAAGTCAGAGTCCTCGCCATAGTCCGCGAGCCATTCAGCAATCTTTTTCTTGTCCGTCATGGCGGCGTCGCGGCCGTCGACGTGTCGATTATTCCAACGGTGACGGAAGCGATTGAAACACTCATAGAAGCGCCCGGTCGAGCGCGTCGGGTTCCCGAACGCAAACCAAAAGATCTGCGTCTCGCTGTCAGTCAGAGCGCCTTCCGTGACCTCCCAGATGCAATCAGCAATAGCCGATGCTTCGTCGAAGATCACGATGATGCGGCGCTTCTTGTTATGCAAGCCGGCGAAGCCTTCAGGCTTAGTCTCTGACCACGGGATAGCGTCAGCACGCCATGTCTTATCGTGGCCCGGCTGCTTGCATGCAACGGACATAGCCGACACTGAGAACCAATCCTTGAAGATGCAGAGGTTGTGCCACTTCGCCACTTCTGCGAACGTCTTGGTACGAAGCTGGTTCTCGGTGTTAGCAGTCACGACGATTCGAGTATCCGGGAACGTGCAGAGGCCCCATAGAATGATCCAAGCGACAAGGCCAGACTTGCCAACGCCGTGACCTGCAGCCACCGCGTACTGCATGACGTGCTCCCAAGCCTCGCCAGACTGTAGCTTGTCTCTCATGTCTGTCAGGATTGAGGTCTGCCACTTGTCGGGACCGGCCATGCCCTCGAGGGAATCTTTGCCCCATGGGAAAGCAACCTGCACGAAGCGCAGAGGATCCGAGGAGCACTCAGCGGCCAGATACGTCATGGCCTTGCCGATGCCGGCTTTCGTAGTGAGGTCAAACTTAGGCGTTGTCATTGTCATTTGCGCAGAAGGTCCTGGAGAGTTTCTGAGAGCGTCTGAATGGTCTGATCCTTGTCGACCTGTTCGCGGCCCATGCCAAGGCACTGGGAGAGTGTCTTGAGCGCGGCATTCGCGCCCGCAGCGTCGACGGGAACGAGAATCGGGTTTCCGTCTAAGTCGAGACGCGGTTCCCCAACGATGTCGAGCTTCGGGACTCGTCGCGCACAACACTTGGCAAGCTCCTTGAGCTCTGAGAAGACGAATGCCGCATCGACGATCGCCTCCTCCTTTGCCGGTTGGCGAAGAGCCTCCACAGCGTCTCTGACCTCAACATTTTTCAACAGCCTGCTGGCGATTCTGTCGGCCGTTTTGGCGCTATATCCTGCCTTCACAGCGGCCTCAGACGCATTCTTGAAGCCTCCTCTCGCATATTCATTGACGAACGCCTGCTGTCTCGCATTCAGCATTCTCACCACCTCCTTAAAAACGTTTTCCACCCCGCAACAGACTGACATCGACGACGCCCAGAGAGATAGTCCCGAAGCGTTCTGATCGGCATATCAAGCATCTGGCTTATCTGCCGATAGGTATACCCCTGCGCCCGCAACTGACGCGCATGCTCTACGTCAGCGTTCAAATAGCGAGCGTTCACATGATCCTCGCCGATTGCCCGTCCGTTGTCGTTCACAGCTACAGTCATCCGGTGCTCGGAAGTAGCGTGGATATTCGAGCTTGACCTTTCGGATTGCGGCATCGATGATCTTTGCTCGCCTGAGCGAGTTGTCCCACGCGACTCGTCGCGCGTCGGCGGCAGCTCGAACAAGGCAAGCTGACGCCACTGGCGGAAGGAATCCAGAGACTCCGAGTTTTTGTTTTTGGTCATTCATCAGTGTTCCTCTCTCCAAAAGAGATCGATCTCCACGCGGCCGTGGGGACGGTCAGGCTCTCGGACTGCGGGCTCGAGCAGGTGGAAGCACCTGTCATCGATGCGCAGTGCCTGAGCGATGCCGTCGAGTGAAGACTTGAGCGACGCGATCAAGTTGTCCTCGTCGCGCGCCCGTCGGTCAGGCGGGAAGAACGTGCATCGATATCCGATGCTCCCATCCGGCACGGCCCGACGGCCCTCTGCTTTGCTGTATGCGGCGGCAAAAGCGACGCGCCTAGCAGCCGCTACGAGCTTGCGCTTGATGGCCCAGTGGCAGCGCGCATTCGGCGAGAGTCCATGTGCCGGCCACGGTAGGACGACGCGTAGATGCTTTTTTCTCATGGATATTTCCTCATCAGTCATCGAACCAGTCGCCCTCGAAAACCCACGCGACGAGCATCGCGAAAAGCAGGACGCTCCCTATAAGGCATTCGATTTCGTCCATTTCCTTCCCTTTACCTATCTGGTTCCCCGTGGGATGATTGACATGCAGGGCCCTGAGAAGTTCTGCTTTGTTCAACCAAACCACGGAGAAATTCAATGTTTAAATTTGAAGTTCCTGAAAACGACCAATCGGTCTACGAGATCACGACAGAGAGCGGTAACCACTACCTCATTCGTTGTCCTGGAGAGCGCTCATACGAAACTGACGGCACCATTCGTGATGCACTATTTGCATTCCGCGTCATCAACGGCAACGAGCATCTGGTACAACTGCGCAACCTCGATCTGATCGTCTCTGCTATTCGCCGGCCAGATCTTCCGATCGGGAAGCTTCGTCCTCGTCGCATGGGCGATCTGTTTTGGACACGTCCCGGAGAAGGTGCCTACGGTTTCCAGTACTTCGAATTGAAGTAAAGAAGGCGTGAGCCGTCTTGATCTTCTCGTCGTCCGCCGGGCAATAACCCTCAAAGGGACGCATCATTGCTTCGGCGGATGACTTGTCATAAGCGCAGTCCTCGAGAATCGCTGGAATGTCAAACTCAGCGATTCCGAGCGCATTTGCCAAGTGAATTGCAACGAGTGCGGCTCGGAGTTTGTCCTCAAGCCCCGCGGCCTCACCGAAGACTGTGACCGATTCATGACCGACTCGAACTTCCCCAAGGAACGGGACGAGCTTGCCGCCCTCGTTTCTGCCGGTCACGCTTAAATAGATTTTGCGTTCCATCAGATCTCCTCCTTATTGCTCATTACCGACTCACCTCTTTTGACAGACGCAAGAATCTGCATCAAAACATCAAGGATTTGGTTTTGCATTCGCTCCAACCTGCTCGCCAGCAGGAACTGATTGATTGCAATGAGCGCTACGGCGAGGCACAAGAAGGTGTATGACCAACTGTTGAATAACGGCATCAGATCACCTCTCATCCCGTTTGACCATGCTCGACTCAACCAGGCCGATCAGAATCTGGTCGATCTCTTCACGAAGCCTGTGCGTCGTGTCTGCCACTTGCCCGATGTCAGGAACATTCCCCGTGACGGTTCCGCTGAGTATTTCCTCGAGTTGATCGAGGCTCTTGCGAGCGGCGACAATACCCTCACCGGCCTTAGTCAAGGCCTTGTTTCTTTCGTTAATCCACTGGATCGACAATGACACCAGATTTTCGTCTTCCTTCATTTGAGCTCTCCGGTAAGTGCCCGCGTTGCGGTATTGAGTGTCGGCAAGAAGCCTTCCCTGTTTTGAAAACGATTCGTCCCGATGTATCTCTGGAGGACTTGCGCAGATCTCGTGATCCGTACAATCCGACCAAAAGCATTGGCCTCAGTCTCTTTGCCGACTTCTTTGAGTACCGCGAGAGAACGGTTTGCCGTTGCGCGGCCTGCGGCGGCTATAGCTACTGGGAGGACGGCAAAGTTGTTTTGCTCAAGCCTCAGGGAGTCAAACCCCACAAAGACATGCCAAAAGACGTCGCTGAGGTTTTCAACGAAGCTCAAGCTATCTACGGAAATTCGCCACGAGCGGCGTGCGCCATGCTGCGTATTGCGGCCGAGAGACTGGTCAACCATCTCCGCCCGGGAAGCGCCAAACTTGCCGATAAAATCGCAACGCTCGACATCAACGATCTGCAAAGAGCGATCCTTGATGCCTGTCGCCTTACGGGCAACGAAGCGGTTCACCGAAACGTCATTGACTTTTCCGAATCCAACGAAGAGGCTCTCGAGACGGTCAAGCTTTTGTCGAACGGCATTAACCGCTTGGTCGACGAACTGATTACTCAGCCCAAAGAATATGAAGCCTGCATTGCCAGAATGAAGGCTGCGAGGGAGGCCAAGAGCTGACATCAGAAAAGCTCCTCAATGCTCATGTCCGAGATGTTCTGGCCCTTCCGATAGTCATCCCAGTCGAACGCGACCGGGTAGAAAAGCGTCTGCGTCCTGGACGCGATGGCGCCGCCCATCAGCTCGAGATAGCCCTTGCCATCGAGGTTGGTGATGATGATCGTGGGATAGCCCAGCAGGCCTCGCGCATCGATGATCTCGATCAGCTGATTGCGCTCGAACTCGCTGCCGGTAGAGCGGCCCAGCTCATCGATGATGAGGAGCGGGCAATGAGCCAACAGTTTTGCGAGAGCGTTGGCCTTGTCGGACCTGCTGCGGAAAGCATTGAACAGCGTCAGCGCACGCAGGAAGACAGGCCGGAACCCCTGATCACGGACAACGGACGTAATGGCCGAAGCCAGGTGCGTCTTGCCATTGCCGAAGTGGCCATGCATCAAGATGCCCACGCGACTGCGTGCCTTGTCACCAGACAGGAGGCGCTCAGAGAAGCGCACAGCAAACTGCCGGCAGGCCTTGAAGGCCTTCTGCTGAAGCGGGCGCTTATCGCCCTGCGCAGTCACTCTGAAGCTCTCGAAGGTCTGCTCCTCGCAGTAAGGAGAGAGGACGTCACCGAGAAGATCTGCGAGCTTGAGTGAGTTGTCTCTGAAGTGATAGAGGACATCCTCACGACGCCGGCGCTCCTCGACGCACAGCGGGCATTCGATCTGGTCAGCCTCCTGCCCCGGCATGACCTTGACGTGTTGCTCTCCGTGAACAGCGCAGTCAATCACAACTTCTGGCAGTGCGTCGTATTCAGCACGCTCCTGCTCCTTCTTGGCTTTGATGATGGATGCCAAGTTATCCAGCCGGTTAGCCGTAGATACAGCTGAAGTCATTGTCGTATCCTTCGAATCGAATGTTGGTTGAACGCTGAGTCTGTCGCGAGTAGGTCTTGATGTTTCCAACCCAATACCTCCACGCAGCCAGCCAGTCAGATTTCTTGTTGCCCTGTCCTGCGTGGTAGTTGAAGAACTTCTCGAACTCAGTCTGGGCATCAATGTCTGGGCGCTTGCGCTTGACGTACTCGAGGTACTGAGGCGGGATCTGATCTCCGTCCTTAAACGGGCACAGAGTCGGCGGCGTCTTGGGTCTCTTCGGTGTTTTGATCTCCTTAACGTCGTCGTTAAAAAGATCCCCCTCGACCGGCGCATCACTGTATGTATCTCTCTTTTGTTCTTCTTCCTTGTTCTTATTCCCTGTTACATCCCGATTTTTGGGAGACCCCTCCCCCCTTTTTTGAGAGCGTCAGAAATTTTGTGTCCATGGGATAATCGGAGCCCGCCAATCGGGTGC